TCACCCGATCCTGATCCCGATACTAGCCAGAAGATACCCTATCGCGCCCGTAATGATAGCCGCCACGACCGTCTCCCACCGCTTGGACGGCTTCTCTTTCAGGGCGTTCAGGTCCGCCGACATTGAGGACAGCCGGTCGATGATATTGCCGTACTGTGTGGTAACCGTGGCCATACCGCGCTCCAGCTCACCCAGCCGGTCATAGATTTTTTCGCGCGCAAGTGAGCTATGCTGCTTCTGTGCCTCTAACGCCCGCTCCAGTGCCTCCACGCGGGCGATGGACACACAATTTACCCCATTGATAGGGCAATCGTTTTCGGGCATACTCAGCCCTCCCTGTCGTCCTTTGGCTTGTGGTAGGTGAGGGCCTGTGCGCTGTCCCCCAGCCCTTTAGTGGTTGGGTCGGTGGTAACACCCACCAGGGCCAGCACACCAAATACGGCGGTGACCAGGGCGGTGAGCGCCTGCTGCCAGCTTCCGGCTTCGGCGGTGATGTCCACACCAAAGAGCTGTGCCATACCCACCGCAAACGCGCCGAGCACGCCGATGAGCCCCGTCCAGAACGCGGGGCTCTTCAGTCTGACTTTCCAGTTGATCATGTCATGTACCTTCCTTTCTCAACGCGAGGCCGCCCACTTGATGATGAGTGCCTGCACATTCTCGGCGGAGTAGTCCCCGCCCTTCCAGTAATCAGGGCTGTCGATAAGCCCAGCGGCAGCCAGCTTGTCCACGGCGGCATCCAGTTCGGACACACCGGTCGACTCACCCCGGCAGAGGGCCAGGAACGCCTCCCAGGCTCCGGGGGTGGCCCGGATGGTCTTGGGGCAGTCCTTGCCGTTCCAGTGGTTGTGCTGCACCACGTGGTCGATGTGGATGCCGTGCTCCTCCATGAGCAGCCTCACCAGCGCGGCCGCGTTGGCCTTGGCCGCCTCGAAGTCCCCTCCCGCGTTGACGCAGATCTCGACGCCGATGCTGGTGGCATTGCCCGGCCCGCTCTTGCCGTCCCCGGCGTGGTAGGCCGTCTCGGCGTCTGGCAGGTTTTGGACAATGGCGTGGTCGTCCACGCTGTAATGCCAGCTCACCAGGTCGCGCTCCCCGGCATCGCTGTCCAGGTAGGCAGCGTGGGCCGCGGCGTCGGCGCCCTTGGCCGCGTTGCCGGTCTCGTGGATGGTGATGTACTTGCAGGGATTGCTGCCTCCGGGCCGATTATCCGCCCCTGGGGCGATAAGGTGCGTCTGGATGGCGAGGCCCGTGTCCGTGACCCGCTGGGGGCCCTCCACGGCCTCCAGATAGGCCAGGGACACCCAGCCCTTATTCGTCCTGCCCCAGCCGTCCCGCTCCTCCAGCACGTCCACCACCGTGCCCATGGGGTACGCCCCCACCTTGCCGTAACCGGTGCCGGGGCCGCTTCGGATGTTGACGCCGATGCTGGGCGTCACGATGTACTTGCTCATAGGCTTGTCCTCCTGTTCCGGCGGTGCTTGGCCCGCCTGCTTGAGATACACGCAAATCCAGTTGTGCACCTTGCGGCTGGCGGTGATGCGCTCTCCGCCAAAGTCGCACTGGCTGGAGCCGCCCCCATCCAGCATAACGGCGGAGGCCCAGCCCAGCCCGGCCAGCTCGTCCCGCAGAGCCTCCGGCGTTGCTGCGTCGGTGCCGTCCGAGGAGCAGTAGAGGGCTAGACTTCCACCACGGAGGCCAATAGCGCTCCGCCCCCGCTTGCCTCCCTGGGCCGAGCCGTAGGAGGGCTTATCCACTGGCTTGCCGGAGGCAATGATGGCGGTCACCGCAATAAAGTTATCCGCTCCCTCGTACTCGGAGGTCATGTGGATGTCGGGGCCCTTATCCCAGGCGTAGCCCATCGCTCTCCAGGGCGTGCCGGAGCGCATTACCCCGCCCACCTTAAGCAGCGGGCAGGGGGTGCCGTCTGGGTTCCACATGCCGCCATTGAGCACGTAATGAGCCTTTGTTTCAGCCTTGACCTGAGAGAGCGTCTTGCGGCAGTTGGTGACTCTCAGCTCAATCCGCTCCACGGACGAGAGCGGGATGTATGTAATGAGCTTACTCATTTGATTCACATCCTTTTATCCAGCGATCCCGCTGTTGATTACTGTTCCGGGGCCAGTAGCCCGGCCAGCTCCTGGTACTCCTCCGGGGTGAGCCGGTCGGCGGCGAGATAGACATCCATCTTGTCCTGGAGGCCGTCGGTGCGGCCCCGGTCAATAAGCAGCTTGCAGAGATTAAATACCGTGTTCATGTCCTTCCCCTTCTTCAAACAGCATTGGTGGTGATTTCCAACATACAAAGTCGTTCCTCGTGCTCGGCCAGCATGTCCAGAGTGATGTCCTCTGCGGTGGGCGGTTGGGGCTCCGGCTCCGGCTCTGGAGGCCGCTCAGTAGGCGTGATACCCACCAGCCTGCCCTCCTCAATCTGGAGGTCACACCAGCCATAGGTCGCCCACACCGCGTCATGGAGGTGGGCGGGCACCTCTATGTAGCCCTCCAGCCAGCAGGCGCGCCGCCCGCTCTGGCTCTGGATCGGGTGCTGGCCGGTCTCCAGAGGGTCTATTTGGATAATGGTCATATATGCCGCCTCCTCACAAAATCGCAGTGTAGTGATAAGTTATACCATTGCCATTTAATTGCGCATATTGAGTATAGCTGGCATCGCTTGAACTAGGACTTGTCCACCAAGATACTTCATTGCCAGACCATGTTATAGTCGCATCATTCGTGTTTTTTGCACTTGATGCGTATGTCATACCTAACGTTGATACATAGTCACTTACGCCTGAATACATGACCGCCATTCCGTTACGCACAAAGGAATTATTGGATTCTCTTAAAGCGCCCGAAATAAAGATAACTTTTGGCTGAGATGGGAACACGAGTCTATTCCGGTTGCCAGAACCATATGTCCCCGTCCCAACATAACTGCCCGTAACTATTTTTGTGCCTACAGGCCTTTCCTTGCTCCAAACCTGGAGCACCCCGGCCAGCACACCCGCACCGTACACGCCTGGGCTGTCAACGACCTGTCCCTCCGTCACCCAGTCCGCCGCTACGGTGCCGGAGTAGATGACCTCGATACTCTGTCCGGCTGTGCCGCTCTTGAGGGCGATGGCGTCCTGGCTACCGTCGATAAAGCTGCCCGCAATCTGGTTGCCGGAGACGGTCAGAATGGTGGTGGTGCCGTAGTTTCCGCTCCCTGCGCTTTGGTATGCAACAATCATCCGGTCATTGGAGATGCGTGCTGTACTTATATAGTTTGCATATCCAACTGGAGAAAACGAATATGGCTCAGAAATTGAAACTTTCTCGCCGTCCCACCTGATTACTGCCGCATCTGTATTGTTTTTCCCGAAATATGTGCCGACTGCGAAGTTATCAAACGAGGTTAATGTGAGCCTAGTTTCGCTATAAGTGTTCGTATCATACTTTCCTTGTCCAAGAACGGATAAATTGTCATTTAGGATATAAACTATGGTATGAACAACCACATATATTACCGATCCAACGCTCGCACAGCTCGTCCCGTTGACGACCGAAGGAACGATTGTCACCACGCTCCCCCACGTCACCACGTTGGAACTGTCGATGGTGGCGATGACGGCTTTGCCTTTGTTGCCGTCATTTACGTCGTTAAAGCATACGCATACCCGTTTCTTCCCATCAGAATCCGGAAGGCGGGCAGCGGACATCACACCGGGCCTCCCAACGCCGTCTGGATGCGTCCAAGCCCCCTTTGTTATTGTGCTTCCGCTTATGGATAGAATACTCCCCGATGGATAGTTGTTGCTTCCGTTGCATGTTACGACAAAAGCCTGGTTTTCAGAAAAAGGAACTATGCAGATATCGCAATTCCATCCACTTTGGAGTGCCATAAGGGTGTATCTGCTCCCTAGATTGATACTTTCCCCGCTGACGGTTCCCACCGATAAAAAGACATTTTGGGATGAAGCGAAGCCCACAACAAACTGCGTATCGCTCAGGCGGGCAAGTGCAAGTGAAGATATCGTATCCCCATTAAAATAAACCGTTTCACTTACATTTTTCCCGGTTTTCTTGCTTATAAGGTGAGCATCGTGGTTATTTCCACTACTGGCGGCCTCTGCAACAACTGCATATTCCGAATTTAAATCGCATGCGGCCATACAGTCTACTGCACCCGCATTCACCACCGTCTCCACATTTGCCACCGGCGTGGCGCTCTTCTGCACCTGCCCCTCCACCACATCCACCACGTCGCCCGCTTGGATGCTCTGGCCCGCAGCGACGGGGTAGGTGCCCTTGACCGCGCGGGAGGCCCCCACCTGTTCGTCCACATACTGCTTATTAGCGGCATCCGTGGAATCAGCAGGAGCGGCCAGATTGGCTATCTTGTGACCACTCATGCTGATTGCCCCGGACATGACTCCACCGGAACTTGCAAGAGCCCCCACCTGCTCCGCCGTAACGGCGTGGGGGTTGTTCTTGTTCCCGGTGTGGGCGGTCAGGGCCTGCTGCACCGCCTCCGCGCTGCCCGCCGGGTCATAGTCCATCTTTGGGAGCTGCCCGGCGGGCACCTTGCCATCGGGCCCCAGCGTCGCCACTCCGCCCGGCTTGCCCTTCTCGGTGGCCTTGATATATCCGGACAGGTCGATGCCCGCCAGCGCCTCCTCCAGCTCCTCGTGGGTTACCCAGACGCCCGCCGGATACTCCAGCGAGACCTCCACCTCTCCGGTGACGCCGACGGCCACGGGGAAGCGGTGTACGTCCAGGCCCTCGGCGATGGGCGGCACCGGCTGGGCCCGGTCGCCCAGGGCGGCGTAGTAGAGCAGGGTGGGCGCGTCGTCGCCCACCTTGGCCATGACGCCGAACTCGGAGAGCGTGAAGCCCTCCTCCAGCCCGCCACCCATGTCGTTGCGGTACTCCACCAGCATGGAGATCTGCCCGCCGGCCACCGCGGGCGTGGTGCTGGTGGCCTTGGCCACCGGATCGAGCAGGGCGGTGAGGGCCTTGGCCGCCGCCGCGCTCTCCACCGCGCCCTTGCCCACCCACACCTCGGTGAGCGTCAGCCCCTCCCCCGCCGACGCCCGGGCCAGCAGGCCCTCGCCGGCGGTGGTAATGATAAATCCGTACATGCTATTCCTCCTCCATGGGCGGCAGCGTGACCGCCTGAATGCTCCAGAGCCCGCCGCCCATCCGCAGGGCGGCCAGGAGCTGGGCCAGCTCGTAGGTGAACCAGTAATCCAGGTGCGCAGGCTTAATCTCGTTGACAGCGGCCTCAATCCCGCCCACATCCGACGGCACGGAGGCCAGATC